TGGGCCATTACCCATGCGTCCGCCATATACCTTATTGGCAATCGCTTCTGGGTTATGTGCATACTTCATGGCAGTTGCTAGATCTGGAAAGCGACTAGGCCAGACACGCATTAAGGCTTCTGGTTTGTAGTTTAGGTTTTCTTCAAGAGTCTTGAAATTATTAGACTCATGAGCGCACTGACCAATAAACGCTGCTTGACGCTTTGGTGTGTTGATGTCGTATTTGGCAAAGGTATCCTCCAAAGGCTTAAGCCACTTTGAATCAATACCTAAAGATGACAACTGCTCATTCGTCATGTTCAGCCTCGCCTATCTTGATGCCTGTAATTAGCCCAATAAAACCACCGACAATGGTTTGAAACGCTGGACCTACAATCTCAAACAGCTTTTGATTATCTACTTTTTCGTCAAAGAAACCAATGACAAATACGCAAACCATAGATAGCACAGTTATTGCTAATGTATAACAGGCTACTAACGTAACCCGCCTTGATAATTCATTACGATCCATTACTTAATTCCCGCTTGTTGAAGTATCCAATCCTGTAATGCTAGGGTTTGGAGGGTGGTTTCAGAACAGGATTCAGCAAGCTGGTAGTAGGAGGCGCTTTCATTAGTTCCGCTGGTGGGGTTGGAAATGCCGGGCAATTTACTGCCACTGGTACCGGAGTGCTGCAGCCCACCATAATAATTGCGCACAGCAGCAAGCTTGCTTTCATAATCATTTTTAATTCCTTTGCTTACTAAGTCTTGTTGTTTAACGATAGATTCGTTCTTGGCTTCCTGAATTTTTCCTTGTGCTTCTACTTGTGCTTGGAACGCAATGAACTTGTCATGCTCTCCGCTATAGCCTTTGTAGTACGCAAAACCAAGCGCTGCAATAACAGCGCCGATCTTTACCCAAGTAAGAATTGGTAATGGAAACATTAGACGAACCTAATAGTGAACGCAAAAGTTGCTGGATAGTTAGCAATGAAGTCCTTGTTATTAGGATCATTGATGAACGCTGGGTCAACTATGCACTCAAAGACCATGTGGTTCTCTCTTGCTATGGTGATACTTGGCGTTGTGTACGATAACTTTTCGTATCTGCAGGACGTCATTAATCCTAAGTACTATGGGTCAATCTTTATCTTGATTGGCATTATCTGTGCAGTATTACGGTTTTACACAAACTTACCTTTGGACGAAAAATGAAATATCTTATTTACGCAATCCAAGTAATTGTTAACCTAATTGGGGTAGTTCTAACTTTCCCATTAGCATTCATTATCGGTATCTGCTATTCAACTCAAATTGGCTGGTGCAATAACGGCACAATCTGGGAATCAGGACCACGGTTATGGAGCATCTTTACATGGTTCCAAACGCCAGATAACAGCTTAGACGGCGATCAAACATTCCGTGCTAGCCACAACCCTTGCTGGTGGTCTAAAGTCCAATGGCTATGGCGTAATCCATTCTATGGGTTCTCTGTTAAGTATTGCCACGGTACAGAAGGTATGAGCTACCAAGGCGACATTAACTGCAATGAGCAGAATGAAGGCACTATCCGTATTGAAGGTCAAGGCTTGTGGCAGTACAACAGCTATCACCATGTCTTTGGCAAGATGATGATTCTAAACTTTGGGCATAACATCCGTGCGTTAGTTGACCCAGCGTACATCAACGACCCAACAAACAAAGACTTTATCGCTAACTACCCAGCGACCTTTGCGTTCACTATTCGGTTCGTTTAATGTTCCCGTTGCCACTCAAATACTATGCCTACATCGGTTTAGTCCTATTTGGACTAGCCGGTTTTGGCTATGGTAAGTACAAGTCATACAAGCTCGATGCTTACATCGTAGCCCAGCAGCAACTGGTACAGGAAAAAGAACACGAGTACCAAGCTGCTGCAGATCAGATTAGGAAAGACAAAGATGCTCAAATCAAAATTATTAATAATCAGCTTGTTGATGCTATTAGCGAGCTGCGCAAACGGCCCAGTCGTACCGACAAAGCCAACGCTGGACAGAGCTGCAACGGAGCCAGCCTTTATTCCGAGGATGCAGAGTTTCTTATCCGGGAAGCTGCCAGAGCAGACGAAATAAGAATTGCCCTCCAATCCTGTTATAAGCAATACGATTCACTGAAATGACAAAAGAACAACTATCTGCCCGTATTACTTTAGTTGCCACCTATACATTAACTTTCATCCTACTGGCAATGGTAGGGGTTATGTTAATAGGTTTATTCCACGACCAAGTGGATAACGGTAAAGTATTTGAAATTGTTGGACCAGCCTTTCAAACCATCGTAGGTGGTTTTATTGGATTAATCACAGGCATTAAGATAGGTTCAAGCGAATAACCCCCAATTTGTGCTATATTACAGCGCAAAGTAAGGAGCGAAAATGCAAAAGAAGCTAGTAGTATGGATGTGGGTTTTAAGCGTTTTGTTTATTGCCCACATTACAAACCGATACACACACATTGAAGAAAACATTATGGCAATTGCAGAATCCACTTTAGACTACATTATTGAAGAAGAAGGTAAGCGTAACAAGGCCTACCAAGATGTAAAAGGTCTTTGGACCACTGGCGTAGGACATCTAATCCGCCCAAGTGAGCAACACCTCATCACGGCTGTCCTAACAGACGAGGAAGTCAAAGACCTTCTTAAACGCGATTTAGAGTGGTGTAGCGAGGCTGTAGAGAGCTCGGTGAAGGTACCCCTTGCCCAAGCTCAATTTGACGCCCTATACAGCCTTTGCTTCAATATTGGAGGCACTGCCTTCAAGAACTCCACTGTAGTACGCAAGCTCAACGCTGGCGACTATCAAGGTGCAGCAGATGCCATCCTCATGTGGAATAAACCAGCTGTATTGGAAAAGCGCCGTAGACGCGAGCGTGACTTATTTTTAAGCGCAATCTAAGGGCGTAAACACCCCTTTTTCTGCATAAGTAGTATTAGGGAACTAACCAACAGATCGAGGAATACCATGGAAGGCTTTAAACCTAACAAAAAAGTACAGTGCTACAAAGAAGGCGGACAAGTAAAATATGAGTCCCGCAAAGAGCACAAAGAAGAAATGTCTGCCGACATTGCTCAAGATAAAGCTATTGTTAAAAAAGCATTCAAAATCCATGATGCTCAAGAGCATAAAGGCGCCAAAACCGATCTTTCTAAATTGCGTAACGGCGGTCGTGCTAAGAAATGCGGTGGTTCTGTGAAGCGCTATAAAGCCGGTGGTTCTATTGAAATGAAAAAAGACGCTGGCGATTTAGACGATATCAAAAAGATAAAAGCGACTAAAGCTAAAAAACTGTGCATGGGTGGAAACATCTAACATGCCTTATAAATCCGAACAACAACGTAAAGCAATGTACGCTGCGGCTGAAGGTAAAAGCACTCTTGGTATCCCTAAAAAAGTAGCTAAAGAGTTTGTAAAAGCTGGTCCTTCTAGCAAACATTTACCCAATAAGGTAATGAAGCGTGCTGCGGGTAGAGGACGCTAATGGCCTATTCTGGCACCTATAACCAAACTAAAATCAATGTAGATCAGCTGATCTCATACGCCTATCGTGATGCTGGTAAAACAGCAGAAGAAATCACGCCAGAGTATATCGACGCTGGTAAACAAGCTTTGTTCTATGTACTACAAAACTCTGCAAACCGAGGCATTAATATTTGGTTACAAGAGATTGTAGTTCTTGGTGCTCAGACAAACCAACAAGTACTTCCTATGCCAGCCAACACAGTAGACGTGTTGGAAGCTAATTGGATTTACATTGTCAACCCAACATTCTCATCTACCCTTCCGACCGATAATACAACAGTTCCATTGATGTTTGATCAGACAGCAAACGCTGATCTAAACGAACATGGGACAAGTACACTATCCAAAAACTATTTCGGTGCTGCTTACTCTCAAGCTACAAGGTTATATTATGTCGGATTTAATGCTTATGCTCCTAGTGGCAGTGCTACTTACAATTTGGACTTTCAGGTAAGTGATGACGGTATTACTTGGACTACTTGGGAGTCATTTCCAGAAGTTACACTAGCTGACCGTCAATGGCAGTACTATGGCATCAACACCACTCAGGCGTTTAACTACTACAGATTAAACAACCGCACCACTGGTTCAACCATGTCGATGCGTGCAATTCAGTTTGCTCAATCACAGCAAGTAATTCCAATGGCACGACTCAATCGTACCGATTACTTCTCTTTGCCTAACAAGCAGTTCCCAAGCCAACGCACACTACAATATTGGTTTAATCGTCAAATTGACCCAGAGATGTATTTGTGGCCTGTCCCAAACAATAACTTCCAAGCATTCTCATTAATCCTTGAATGTCAACCGCAAGATGTCGGTTCATTGACTAATGAGTTATATATGCCTGATCGTGCTATTGCTTACTTCCAAGCATA